CCCTGCCACTAAAATTAGATGTAGGAGAAGTTATGGAAGTTATAGACCATGAAGGGAAATACCACTTAATAAAGTGCGTACAGTCTAAAAATGGCGGTAGCTGGTGCGAAGGATGTTTCTTCGCTAAAACAGCTAAAAACTTTAGTTGTACTCAAATCAAATGTTCGAAAAGGGAGAGGGAACAGGATGTGAGATATATAGAACTTCCGGCAAAGAACGAGTTCAAGGAAGAAGAAGAAAACAATATGAAAACACTCACATTTGAAGATCTATCAGAATGAAGCAAAAGAAAGTGAGAGATTTTGAGGTGTTCGAAGTAGTACACCCGATCACAGGGAATAAAATCAAAGTTCAAGCAATACCACGGGATACAATTTCATGCAACGGATGCGACTTCCGAAAGGGAGATTTAGAAGGAATGTGCAAGGTGTACGCATGTGTGAACAATCAAACGTTAGACTGTTTAGTGTTCAAGAAAGTAAAGTAGAAATTCAAACGAAATGTTACAGAGTTTTAAAAGTTAAAGTATTAATTTAAATGTGTTGACTTATGAAAGAAGAAGTTGTTTTAATGCTCTCTGAGCTAAGATTGCAAATTGACGATACAATTAGACGTGTTGAGAAAGAAAGTGCAGCAGAAGACAAAGAAATAATGTCTACGTTGAAGCATTGCGACTTGATTGAGATAGATGATTATTTAATCTTTCAGTACGACTTTTTAGAGTGGTGTGCTAACTGCGGCTTTTTGGAGATGGAAGATGAAGAAATTACTATCGGAGGTCGTCCCTGCGCTACGTATAAATGCGTTTCAAAAAGCGATCTAATTAGCTTGGATAAAAACGGAAATATAACTGTTCACCCTTCATTGCTGTATGTCTATTTAAACCGTGGGAAGGATGAATAATACAAAGGAATCATATAGCGACACTAAGGTATACAGCCTCGCAATAGCGGTGCTCGATTTGGAAGATTACACGAAGTTTAAAAAAATGGCTTATCTACAAGGAGTATATAGAATCTCCGTTTGATGGTAAGTATATATCATCGGATAACAGAGTGAAAATATCATCTTCCGGTAACATATTTGTTACTTCCGACTTGGTTAATATGTTTTATGCCTGTAATGGAATTAATAAAATCATGTTGTGATAGTTAGGAGTCTTTTAGACTCCTTTTCTTATTTGTAAACATTTCGTTTTTATATGCCATCGGAGCGTTCGAGACTAACGTTTTAATAATCAATATCTTTGCAAAATTGCTTTTTATTCATACTTTTGTACAAACTAATATTTGAATTATGGAGATTTATAATTATTTTCTTTCTTGCGTGCTACTTGTTTCGTTTGTAGCGGCATTTTGTGTTGACTTTGCCCGAAAGACGGGTGTAATTGAACGGATGTCAGTGTTTGGTGATTCTTGGTTATCTAAGGTGTTCTGGTGGTATGGTGATAGATCACTGATTAACGAGCTAACCAACTGCGATTTCTGCCTATCGTTTTGGGCGTGTGTTATTTGTTCAGTGATCATGTCGGTCGGAATGCTAAACCCGGTGTTCATCCTTACCCCCATCTTTGCAACACCTATTTGTAGAATTTTAATTTAATGATTATGGAGATTAGAAATTATGTATCAACTATCCCGCCTTTCGAGATCGCGAAGGCGGTTAAGTTTAACGGTGATGTTCACGAATTAGCGCAGTTATTGCCAAGTTTTGAGCTACTTTCCGCAATGGATGGCGTAATGGTGGCACGAATAAACGGCAACACTTTTCGGGTGTTTAATAACGACTATATCGTTCTTGGCGAAAATGTTACTTACTCAGTCGATGAAGAAACGTTTGCCATATTATACGAGCAGGCAGATAAGGAGGTGACGAATGAACACGATTAAGGTAGGGAATCACACGGTAACGGTATACGAGGGCATTGATGAAATGCCTATCGTCCGTTATCAGAAGTTTAACCGTCTTATGCTGATTGAGTCGGGCGTAGGTAGCACTATTGAGGAACTCGACACGCATTTGCAACGTGCTATTGTCTATTGCAGGACACAGCCGGAACATACGTATAACGAGCTAATGAATCTAAGGCAGTGTTTCAATATGGCGTCGAATGGCGTACATCCGGGAATGATGGCTTTTGCCGCCTTCGTTAAATCGGTCGATGGCGTGGAATATCCGGTTAACGCATCCGACTCTGATCTAAAGGCGATATTTGACAGTCTCAGCGATGCAACTATTAACGAACTTTCTGAACCGTTTCAGAAGGTCAAAAAAAAAATAGAGGCGGAAGTATCGGTATACTTTCCAAGGATGTCGGACGATCCTCTGATTAAAGAGTATTACGATATTAAACTATCGCTGATAAAAGCAAAGTTAGATAAACTTGTGAACAACGTAGATAACAGTGAGGCGGTGAAGGAAATAGAGGATAAGTTACTAACCTTCTTTCCGCCTCGAATATTCTACGGTACTGATTCAATCGAGATAAAGACGGACAAGGAGTTTCAAGAAATGTGCTTGGTTATCACGCAGAATATACACATAAATGCACGTGAAATGTCGGTGTCTGAGTTTTACACCGCTTTCGAGATGATTAAGAGGCAGGCAAAAAGAAGTAAGAACAAATAAATTTAAATCAAATGGCGAACGAAGTAAAGGGAATAAAGTATAGCGATCTTATACAGCCGGACAGCAGTATAAAGGACGCTATTACGCAGTTGGAAGGACTGCAAAAGATATATGACGCTATGTTAAAGCGTATCGAGGAAGGCGCAAAAGGGCTGCAAAAACCTATTTCAGAAGGTGGAGGCGCAACGGATGAAGGGCGTAAAAAGATAGACGAATATGAAAAGCAAGTGCGATCATTGGCAAGGGCGGAAGTACAGTTAAAATTGGCACTGACAGAGACAGCGCAGGAGATCGCAGTCTTAAAGAAACAGACAGCCGATCAAAACTATCTGAATAAACTGCAAGCTAAGTTAGCTAATAGTATGGCCGGAAGCTATAACGCATTGTCAGCACAATACGAGCTAAACAAAATAAAGATGAACAATCTTTCGCAGGCTTATTTGGAGAATACGGAGGCAGGGAAGAAGCTTGTTAAAGAGACTGCGGAGATTTACGCTGCGATGGATAAGTATCAAAAGAGCACGGGAAAGCACACGTTAAGCGTAGGTAACTACAAACAGGCGTTCGATGGTTTGGGCTTCTCTGTGTCACAGGTGGCACGTGAACTTCCTTCCTTGGCGATCAGTGCAAATACCTTCTTCCTTGCTATTTCCAATAACATTCCGATAGTTATAGATGAAATACAGAAGCTGCGTGCAGCGAACGAGGCGGCAGCGAAGGCAGGGGAAGCGCAGGTAAGTATAACCGGGAAACTGGTTAAATCGCTATTCTCTTTTAATACCGTGATGGTGTTGATATTGACCGCCTTTTCTATTTGGGGTAAGGATATAATCAACTGGATAGGTAGCCTATTCACAGGGAAGAAGCGTGTTGAAAATTTAACAAGCAGCCTTAAACACATGGCGGATGCCATGCAAAACGCACGTCTTGAAACTGCAAAGGAAACCGTAAAACTTAATGTTCTGTACAAAACGGCTACAAACAATTCTAAATCTACGGCTGAGCGCACCAAAGCGGTGAAGGCGTTAAAGAAGGAATATCCGGAGTATTTCAAGAATCTTACCGATGAAGAAATTAAATTAGGGAAAGCGTCTAAAGCATATAAAGAGGCTACAAAAGCCATAACAGAAAATGCGAAAGCGCGCGCAGCGTTAGATAAGATAACGGAACTACAAAAAGAGTTTATTGATTTAGATCAAAAGCGAATAGGGGCGTTAACTAAACAGGTGCAAGCACAGGGGGAGTTAGCTAAAGCCGAAAAGTACACCGCAAAGGTTTCATCTACCATAACGGCAACATCCAATCAAGCAGCGAGCCAGTATTATGCAGCCACCGCAAGCAATGTTAACAAGTTAAAGGATAATATTAAAGAGTATGGAGAAGAAGCGGAAAACCTTGCAAGAAGGCAGACGGTTCTATCTAAATCAATGGAGAATCTAACTAAACTTGTTAACGTAGATTCGCTAACCGGAGGAAAGGGAGATACTAAAGAACAGAAAGAAAAGTACGACTTGACAAAGAAGTATGAAGAAAGCCGTATCGCCCTTATCATTGATGCGAGAGTAAAGGAGGAAAACGAGATAAGAGAGGCGGCAAGAAAGGAGTTGAGCGAGCTAAAGAAGAAAACTACCGAGCAGCAGAGAGCAACTCAGATGTACGCTGACACCGTGTACAATATCGAAGCAAAATTGCGTAGAGACTTGGAAAAGATGCGGGAAAGGTGGGCTATTGATGATTTGCAGAAAACACATGATTTGCTTAGCGAACGTTTGAACGCTGTTAGACGTGGGACGGGTGAGGAACTTATCATCCAAACGCAACTACTCGAAAACGAGCGCAAACAGGACGAATTGCGTATCAAACAGTCAACCGACACAGAGAGCCGGAAGAACGAACGGTTATTGCTGTTAGAGCGTGCGTATCAGCTTTCCAAAGCACAATTAACAAAGGACTTCACGGAGAACCAAGATAAGCGTATTATTGAACGCTCTGTGTTACACCTCAGCCAACAGCAGCAGGCGGAAACTGCCGCCTTCGATATTGTGCAGCGTTCGGAGAAAGAGCAGGAGCGTTTCCGGTTGAAATTAGAGCGTGAAAAGTGGGAGCAAATATTAGAGTTAACAAGGCAGTACGGAGAGCAAATCACGGGATACAACGTAAAGACGGTTGAGGATACCATCAAAGGGATAGATAACGCAATCAAGCGTGATACTTCCGGATGGAATAGCAATCAAGGCGTATTTGGCAATCTGTTTGATCTCGTTTTCGGTGACGCCTTTAGCGCAAAAGATGGTAAGTCAGGCGCAGAGCGTGCGGAGCAGTTTAAAGACTCCATTTTAGAGGCTTCGGAGTTCGCCATAGAGAACCTAAAGAGTGTTGCGCAGGCAAGGGTAGAGGCGGCAGAAGTGGCAGTTCAAGCAGCCGAAAAGGAAGTGTCAGCCCGACAAAAGGTTTTGGACGCTGAGGTACAAGCGAGGGCGAATGGATACGCCAACAACGTAGCAACCGCACAAAAAGAGCTTGATTTTGCACGCAAGCAGCAAGAAAAGGCACTGAGGGACAAGAAGAAGGCTCAGAAGCAGCAAGAACGCATAGATACACTTATGCAGGCAAGTTCTTTGGTAACCGCAACCGCTAACCTATGGAAAGATTTAGGTTTGGCAGCGATCCCGGCTATTGCATTGATGTGGGGATCATTCGCTTTTGCTAAGATAAAAGCCTCACAGCTATCTAAAGCCTCGCAGGACACAGAGGAATACGGGGACGGTACGGTAGAAATGATTGATTACGGAGGTTCGCACGCATCCGGAAACGATGTAGATTTAGGTACGACTAAGGATGGTAAGCGTAGACGGGTAGAACGTGGTGAATACTTCGCAGTAGTGAACAAACGTTCATCTCAGAAGTATAAGAAACTCGTTCCGGACTTGATTAATTCGCTAAATAAGGGTACTTTTGAACAGAAATACTTAAACGCCTATTCCGGTAGTGATGAAGTAACGAATATAATGCAAGGTTCAACGGTTGATCTGTCTAAGGTCGAAAAAGATCTGAAATCAATCAAAGAACAAGGTCGTGTTAAGTACATCACGGGTGCGGACGGTACTATAATTGAAGTAAGGGGAAATATTAAACGAATAATTAAATCATAATGAAGGCAATTATTAGAATTTTGTTTTTTGTGTTATGTGGGTTGTTATGTTCATATTTGGAACTCGTATACGATCATAACAGTTTTGATATTTGGAACGGCTTATCACCGAAAGAAATAGTTTCAGATGTAGGACATTCTTTTGTTGTTATTATTTTTAGTGTAGCCGTTTTGGAGTTGCTATATTTCATGTTTAAAACAAACAAATAGGATGAACGTTAAAGATTTGCGGTTTAAATTGGGGGGTGTAGAAATACATCCCCACTATTCAGAGCTAAAACGGAAGTTTGGCAAAGAGAATCAACAGGAGTTTTTCAGAGAGTCGATAGAGGGGAGTTTAACACTGATCGGGGCGGACTACCTTCTTGTTAAAAATGCGAGTATTGAGGATATTTTGTACTTGCAAATAGAGCAAAAGGATAAAGGGCAGCTATCAACGCAGTATCAAGTTATATTTGAGGGATATTTCAGTAAGACAGATTGTGAGATAGACAGCGATAACCGGACGTGCAAAGTGAAGATAAGCCCACGGGATGAATACACCGACATAATGAAGGGCATTGAGAACAAATACGATCTTATTAAGCTTGCACCTGCATTGACTCAAATAGGGGTGGCAAAACGTCCGCTTATACAGGTGTACATCAAAGGAGGAAGCACAATATCAAACTACATTGCCGGAACGTATTTTGAGGAAGATGTAAACGAGGTTATAACATCGGGTGACGATCTGACAAAGAAGTATTTTTTTAACTATCTTGGCGATTATAACGAGATAACAATAAATGCCATCCCGTACCAGTTTTTTAACGGAGTGTACTTCGGGTCTAAAGGAAAGTATGCAAAAAGGGATGGTACTTGGAGAATCGAAGCTATACAGGAAAGTTTAACGCAACCGGACGTTGCGCACGGAAAATTGTATCTGATTAATGCTGATGGTACGAAGGTGTACCAAAGTGGCAATTTGACTTGGATAAAAGATAATTTCAATTTGGAAGATCGTAAAATACCTATGATGCGAATACCGGACGAACCAACTTTGCCGGAGCGTATAGAATGGACTGAGAATTACAACAATTCCATGTATCAGCGTCTTTTGCTCGATCTTGATACGTTGGACGGAAACCCTACCGGGAAACTTCCATCCGATGATATTTATCCTACTAACAGTAATTATAAATATGCCGCACCATTGGAAGGGAATTATTTCTACACATCAACAAAAGTTCAGAACGAGCCAACGGAATATGGTGTAAATGATGAAGGGGAATATTTCACGGATGATTTTATACCTGCCGTTGCCGGAGTAGGAAAGCTATATCCTATTTGCCGTTCACGATGGGGTAATATGTCGGTTTGGTTTGAGTTCGATTTATCCTATGCGCCATTGGAAGAGCGTGCGAGAAAGGAGTATATTTTAAAGGACTCGTTTGCAATACAAGACGTTATTAGAACGCTTGTTAAGCAAGTTGATCCCACGCTGACACACGAAGCAACGGAGGAATACAGTAAGTTCTTGTATGCTGCCAATAACCCTATTTCCGGAGCATCTTTTAAGGTATTCATCACGCAAAAAAGCAACATCCTAAAGGGTGAGTATGACCGTCCGGCAAAGAAGGCGGAAACAACCCTCAGCGATATAATGAAGATGTTGCGTGACACGATGAAACTATATTGGTTTATAGATGGCGATAAGTTTCGGATAGAACATATTTCCTATTTCATGAATGGCGGAAGTTATACCGGTAGCGGAACGGTCGGCATAGACTTAACAAAGCTTAGATATGCAAAATCGGGTCAGTTAATGACGTGGAAAACTAACACGGTCAAATATGATAAAACCGATCTGCCTTCACGCTTTGAATTTTCTTGGATGGACGATACCACCAACACGTTTGCAGGCTTTCCGATTGATGTTAAATCAAACTATGTGCAGGAAGGGAAGAAAGAAGAAGTAAGGGTATCTAACTTTTCGTCCGATGTAGATTATATGCTATTGTCCCCGGGTGACTTTTCGCAGGATGGTTTTGCTCTGTTGGGAGCTATACAGGTGAGTGGGAAATGGAAGCTTCCGTTTGTTACGTTCAATTTGGTAGACAAGAACAATAATAAGTATACCGTAAACCCCCAAAATGGCTATATGTCGTTCCTTCACCTCGTTAAATACTACATGTACGATATGCCAGCCTTAGAGATTGAGCACGGAGGCGATCAGACGGTAAGGGTGAGAAGAATAAAACGGAGTATGACGCAAGATTTATCCTTTACATACGACACCACGCCAAACCCGGTACAACTGATAACAACGGATATAGGCAACGGGAAACCGATAACTATGACTGAGGACTTAACCACTCGCCAAATAACCGTATCTTTATCTTACACCCCCTTATGATAGGGGGTGTTTTCTTTTAAATTGCTATCTTTGTGCCTATAATCAATTTTTTAATCAAAATGGAAGTACATAACAACTTTAGTCCGTTGGCATTTAGAAAGAAGGAATCTAAAGCCACATACGAAAAATGGTACGCTTTCGGGAAGAACTACGCTATTCCTGCAAGCGCAAACACGCTAACTCCTTTCCAGTTTACAGAGTTGATCATACCAGTCTTTGACCCCGATACGATCGAAGTAGAAGCGGTTAACGAGGAAACGGGAGAGGCGACAAAAACGGGTGTATATGTTAGCTTCGATGTTATGCCCGAACATGGTGGTGTTTTGTACGTGTCACCCGGCAAGAACTCGTTTAGGGAGGCTTTGCCACAGGGGACGTATAGAGCACGTTTTTCAATTGGTGATGAAGTATATATTTCGACTCCTTTTTGCGTTATACCAGGCATAGAAACGAGTAGCAAATATCTGTTGATTGAGTATTGGAACGATGAAAAGATCGCCTATCCGGATGGCTTTATTACAACGGGTGCGAACAATGACTTCCGGTATCAGATGTATGTTCCTGCAACTATCTGCAAACCGAAATATGAGTTTGAAGAAGAACTAACCAAACGTGCCGGATACAAGTTTTTGGAACTGCAAACTTCTACGAAGGTGTACGCCTTTACATTCGTTGCACCGGAGTTTATTTGTGACGCTATGCGACTGATTCGCCTATCTGACTATATCCGAATTTCGCACGATGGCGAATATTACAATGCACTCAACTTCGAATTTGATGTTGATTGGCAGGAACAATTGTATTTGGCGGCTGTTGACTGCCAGTTTGAGACGGACTCAATCATACAAAAACTCCCTTCTTTCAATAGACGAGATAAAGCGTCTTTTTATAATGCCCTATTAGCGAACATTGACACCCCGATAATGTTCTCCCCCGATACCGTAGGGCTGTATTACAAAGAGTATCGGGAAACAGAGTCAGTTATCAAAGGTAAATTGATCCGTGAACTATCACCGATTGACTTGATTGACGAAAACACCACCATTGCCGTAGATATGGGTGCGGGTGAGGCACGCAAATTCAACCTTTACCGCATGTTAGAGGGATACATCTCGAAGAATCACGAAGATGTAACGGGGTTCCTTTTATCCCTTCGTGGAGGTGTGAATATCGGTACACCGAATGCAAGCGGTGAATATCCTGCAAGCGTAGACAGGGACGGGAACGCTAAGTTAAAGGACATACAGGGGAATGATGCAACGTTGAACAACGTCACAGGAAAAGGTGCTACGTTTAAAACTGTGGAAACTGGTTCCTTAACTGTTAACAAGACTTCCGCAACAATTGACGGAATGGGTAATGCCAATGTATCCGATTTAACTGCAAGGGGTGACTCTATGTTGCGCAGCGACGTATATACAGGTTTAAAAAATGGCAGTCATACCGGAAAGATAACGAAAGAAGGACAGTTGCAGTACCTATCAGCTATTATTTACGAGTTCCTTTCGTCCGAAACGTTCGTTCCTGGCCTCTTAGGTGAGGGATTTAAAATATGGTTGGAAAACGGTAACTGGCATATCGAATGCGATAACCTAACCGTTCGTCAAACGATGAACATCTTTGAATTGCTTATCCAAAAAATACGTAGCGTCAACGGTGCTATTGTTGTGTCCCAATCAAACGGCAAATTGTCAGCTGTTGAAGAAGTAGGAACGCAATATAAGCTAACCACAGGAGAGGAATTTCCCACTTTTCAAGAGGGCGATTTAGTCAGGTGTCAGACGTTTGCAGGCTATCAAGGTGCGGGACTTACCTTTGACTTTACTCAGTTTGCAAAATATGACTATTCCGGTGGTGCTTTTGATAGCAGCTTGATTGATGTTACACCCGACTCTATTAGCTTTAACTTGAATGATACTGGTAATTCCGGTTTTGCATTCTATAAGTTTTCAGAGTCAAGCCCTACACCAATTGAAATACCTTCATTTACCTTGACTTTGGAGGGAGGCTATCCTGGTATGCTGGCTTTTGCTGCCGGACTTGATTCAAATGACAGTCCGGTAGAGGGTGTAGGCGTGTTGCTGCAAAACGGTGATAATGTTATTCCGGCTATTAAAGCAGCGCAAGGCGTACACAACTTTGCTATAACAATAACTGGTGATTCCGGTCACGGTGATGGTAAGGTTACAGTAAAGCAAAAGAAAGCGGCAGGAAGCGCACCAAACAATAGCTTAGTTAAATTCTATTGGGTGGAAGTTAAAGCGGTTGACGGGGCTTCTTTCTTTGCAGATAAAGCGGAGTTCAACGGTGTTGTTCCGGCTGTCGGTGATGAAGTCGTTCAGATGGGAAATACGAAGAACCCCGAACGGCAGGCTTTAATCTATATCACAGCGCAGGAAAGCGGACACCCGTACATAGAAATATTGAACGGAGTTAAAACAAAATCGTTATCCGGTACGAATAGGACACGTCTTGGCGATTTAAGTAACATACAGGACTCTGCGTTTCCGAAAGGACAACAGCCATCCGGTAGCGGCTTGTATTGCGATAACGCTTTTCTTCGTGGTATATTCTTGTTGAGAAACGGCAAGTCAGTTGAGGATGAAGTAAACCAAGCGAAGCAAGATGCAGCTAACGCAGCAACAGAGGCGGAGAGAGCACAACAGACAGCGCAGGAGGCTAAAGATCGGCTTAATAAATGGGCTGACGATGGTTTTATATCTCCTGCTGAAAAGCCCGCTTTGATTGATGAAGGAAAGCGCATACAGGCAGAGTTTTTGCAGATAAAAAATAACGCTGACAAATACGGTGTATCCGTTACTGAATATACCAAGGCTTATGAAGATTATTTAAATGAACTTAGATACCATTCCGCCCAACAGCCGGAAGATATTGCAGTGCGTCCGGAACTGGCACAGAGTCAGACGATCTACTACGATAGGCGTAACGGAGCGTTGAATGCTATTGCGAACGCTGCAAAGAGCTACGTAGATGAAGCTGACAAAAAGCTAAAGGAGTATTTAGATACTGAGATTACTGCTATTCCCGGTAAGATTGAACTATCTGTAAAGACTAAGGTTGAAAACTTGGAAATTGGAGCGAATAACCTGTATAGTTATACAAGTTCTCAACTTAACCCACTCGAAGAAGCACCATCTGAATTAAATAGGCGCGTAGATGATCATGGTTTTCACATGGCTGGTACTCTTTCCGGAAATTCATCTATTAGAATACCTAACATCATACCACCTATACCTGGTAAATACACAGTTTCCGGATGGATACGAGGAGTTCAAGGTAAAAAAGTAGGTTTTACACTTGATGTTTGTGATTCAGATAAGTTTCGTGTTCTATCTACCGATGACAATCAATGGAGTTATTTTAAGCATACTTTTATTACAACTCGAAACACTGAGGAGAATAAGGTTATATATAACTTTGTCGATTTAGGAGACATATCCTTTGCTCAAATATATGTTAAAGACTTCAAAGTTGAATCCGGGGAAATAGCGACTGCGTGGAGTCCAAACGAGGCTGATTCGGTGTATTTTTCAAAAGAATATACAACATCACAAATAAACATTGTTGAAGGTAAGATAACATCCACCGTTGAAAAGATAAATACCGTTGATGGACGTGTTACCGGACTTGCTTCACGCATCGAACAGACCGAAAAAAGTATCACGTCTGTTGTTGGTGATATTAGTGTTATTAATAGTACCACCAATAGGCATATATCAAAGCAAATAGATTTAAGAGGATGGGACAATAATAAGTTTTTCCCGTTGGTTATAAGTATTCCGGCTTACCACAAAACAAGGGTTGAAATAAGTAGGCCTCTTAATACGGAATACGGAAAACCTTCATACGGTACACACAATGGCGGTTTTTCTATGAACTTAACGTTTGAGATGTCCGGTTCGGGTTGGGGTTCGTTGCCAGTAGTAACCAATATCTTTGACTATACTAAATCATGGCATTCTGCGGGTGCAAAGATAGTTGTTGATTTGGGACAAATAACTGAAACGTCTATGTGTAGAATGGGTATTAGGGGCGGTTCTATGTATGACGTAACAGTAGATGATACTATTGACCCAAACGTAATCAACGTTTATCAAACCGATTATTACGGTGCGTATAATACATCGTTCCCCGTTCGCACCGATGGAACTGAACCCGTCCGCACATACGGATACTATACCGAAATAGAGCAGACGCAGGAAAGCATAGCTTTAACTGCAAACAAAGTGGACGATCAAGGTAGACGCTTGAGTGCTGCCGAATTGACATTGAGTTCCGATCATGCAAAATTGAGTGTAGTTGAACAAACCGCCAATACTGCAAATTCGACTGCAAATAATGCCAATAACAAGGCAGACGCAACAAATAACGGCTTAGTTGAAACCGGAATTAACATCACTTCCCGAAAGATCGTTTTGAAGTCTGATAACGTCCTCTTTCAGAACAACGCAGGTCAGCAAACGGCAGCACTGAACGCAAACGGTCGGTTGAATACTAATGTTATTGAGGCTGGCGAGGTTGTTGCTAATGGCTTTGCTGCTCAGAGAATCACAACCGGGAACTTGACTGTGACGGATGGGGCGGTTATCGGTGGTATGACTATCAAAGGTGGAGTGCTGACCGGGAAGAACATCAATATACAAGATGGCGCAAGGATCGGTAGCTTCATCATTAAATCGGGTGTATTGTCCGCCGAAAATACGCCCGCAGGCATACAAATGACTCTATCGAATAATGTCGCTACTTTTGACAGTGGCGGAGTACGTGTAGAAAATAATTCGGGTGGTTATGCGTTGACTACTACGGGTAACGGAATAGTGTTCTTAACAGGTTCAAATTTTTGGGTTCAGTGTGAGGACGTTGATTTTATGGGTGCTCAAACATGGAAAGCCCCGGGTGTTTTTTACGCATGTACGATTTTGTCAAACGGAGCAATTGGTAAAACATGGGGAAACCCTGAATTTCACATAACAAGAGTAACTAGACACTCAACAGGGAGATATACTGTTAATACTACCGGTTCCAATGGGGACTACTTTGTTATGATGACAGCGTGTGATTCTAAATATTGGTTAAGTACAACAGTAGAGCCATACTCGGAGGGACAGTTTACGTACAAAGTATTCGATGTAAATAGAGGCATGACTGACTCAGAAGTTATTATTTATTTTTGTGGAATGGTTAGGTAGTTTAGTGTTTTAATTAACGGTAAGTTGGTTTATACCTTTTTACCGCTTACCTTTGTACCAAACATTAATCAATTAATATAAAATTATGGAAAAGAAAAGTTTAGATTTTGATTTAAAGTCAGTAGTTTACACGAAAGAGACAAAAGTGATGGACTACTATTTTGAGACGGAAAACGGAAAGTATGCAGGTCAGCTAACAACGGTATCTACCGAGCCGGACAAGTACAACATTACCCACTGTACAGCCGATGTATCTGAGAAACAGATGGTAGAGATGCCTGGTACTTCCGGTAGTCCTATTCTGCAAGAACAATACGTTCCGGTCGGATCGCTTGCCATCCGTGACGGTCGCTTTGAGGCAAACCAGTTTCCTCTATCTACTAAAACATCCGTCTATGTGAACGACTTTCAAAACTTCATCTTTGCGTTAACCGCACCTAAAACAGTAGAATAATGAATGTCACACAAGAACAGTTAAGGTTAATGCTTGTATCGGCAATTAGTCCGATACTTGCGTTTCTCACCCCTACGAGCGGTTTTATAACCGCCCTTGTGTTCATGTTTGTGTTTAACATCATTTGCGGAATGCGTGCAGACGGTGTTAGTGTGTCGGTTAGAGGCATCCAGAGATTTACGATCTTTAAATTCATATCGGCTTTACAGGAGTTTTTGCTATATATGATGATTATTGTAGTCCTCTTTTCGGCTGTCACTAAGATGGGAGATAAAGACGCTGCAATAATGTGCGCAAAGACTATCACCTACGTATTTATGTACGTCTACTTATGCAATGGCTTTAGGAATCTTTGTACCACATACCCGAAGAACAACGGCTTTAAACTGATATATCACATTATTCGTTTTGAGTTTAAGAGATTGATGGGTGAGCACGCTGCAGAGATTATTGAAGAGCAGGAAGAGAAAGAAAAACAGGTTATTCACAAGGGGGTATAATACCCCCTTTAAACATTTAGATCATGGAATTAAAATCAAAGAGAATTTTCAAAGGTGGTTTATATACTATCAGTAAATTGTATGTAAACGGTGTTTACGAGTGCGATGTGTTGGAGGATACCGATAGAGGACTTTCCGATAGCATGGAATTATCAGAGATAAAGAAGGTGAAGCAGTACGGCAAAACGGCTATTCCCACCGGAACGTATGCTATTGACATGGATACTGTCAGTCCTAAATTCAAAGATCGTAGTTGGGCAAAGGTGTGTGACGGCAAATTGCCACGCCTCAAAAACGTTAAGGGCTTCGATGGTGTGTTGATTCACGTAGGTAACAAGCCGGAGGATACTTTAGGCTGTTTGTTGACCGGATATAACAAAGTAAAGGGACAGGTTGTAAATAGCACAGCCGCTTTCACTAAGTTATACGAAAAGATGAAAGAAGCCCATGACAGAGGGGAAAGTATTAACTTAACTATCGAATAACATGAAAGCTAAAATAACAGCCATAGCAGCCTTTTCTATCCTTTGCCTTCTAATTGTATTCCTTTTGAGGTATAACGCAAAACTGAGGGAAGAAAACGGCATTCTGAACAGGAATGTAAGTGTACTTACTACTCAAAACGTAGCGTATCGTACAGAGTCCGGCAAATCAGCCATGAAAGCGGAGGAACTAAACCTCACATTGCGTCAATACCGGAACACATTGCAGGGTAAAGACAGCACTATAAAGGACTTGAAACAAAGTATCAAAGACCTAAAGAGTAATACAAGCATTCAAACATCAACTGAAAGCGAGTTTTCCGGCTCTCTACGTGATAGTATTATTATTCGTGATAGTTTGGTTGTCGACACAATAAAATGCGTAAATATGCGATCTAAATGGCTTGATATATCCGGCTGCATAGATAGCAACGGCACTTTTGCCGGAACAACCGTTACCCGTGATAGCTTGGAGATACTTAATATAGAACATAGAAAGCGGTTTTTGTGGTTTCGACTAAAGAAGGTGAAGTATAGGGAGTTTATCGTAACGAGCAAAAGCCCACATACAGAGATAACAGGTTTTAACGTAACTACGATCATAAAGTGATAATTCCATGTTAAAAAGGTTAATGCACGTTAAAGTATTTGCTACTGAGAAATATATCCGTATATTTGCAGCGTAGAAGTTATTACTAACGTCATTAACAGCGGTTATTGATTTTCATAGAATCATGTTTTTAGAAGATTTGTATCACATTTTATCTTAAACTGTCGGTATGAGAATATAGATAGTTTTTAATTAGAACATTTTCACTAACTATATATATTGGGTTTTGTTATAATTACATTTTTCCCCCTCCGCTTGTGAAAGTAGAGGGGTTTTTTATTACCTTATCCGAACACGCCTCAAAAGTTAAATTAGTGTTAAATATTAAACTTGTGCTTTGATATTTAAAATATCTCCTTAACTTTGCAACATCAAAAGGAAACGAATTACTAACAATAAAACTTAGAGTTATGGAAGAAAAGAAATTTATTTATTGCTTGATCGGAGAGATTAACGTATTAGGCACTGTCAAGGCTAAGACAATAAAAAGTGCTATAAAACTTGTATCGTCTATTCAGAGAGGTGCTATATTGAATGATCCGGAAAGAAAATCAATCTTTTGGAGTGTTTCACGTGCTGATCTTCCGTTTAAACTTGGTCGTATTGTGTATACAATATGCTATCCCGATGGTTCTGTCCGTTCACATGTATGCTAACAATAAAAAATTAGAATTATGATACGATCGTTTAATAAGTCGGGTTCAACATCTATGCTGACAGATAAGGAAAAAGCGTTTAACCGCTACTGCCTAACTAACAAGGAAGTTTCATACAACTTAATGCGTATAGAAATGGCAGTTGTTCAAATGTCGTATTACGGCAACCGTTCATCAGATGTCACGCTAACAACCGATAGTTCTGAGGTTTTGGATGCAATTTATACAGTCCTGACAAACGAAGGGTTTAAATACTCTTTCAATTTACCTAATAAAGTATTAACCATAAGTATTTTTTAATTTAAAATTTAATCAAAATGAAAGAAGAAGTAAAATTGTTCAGAGCGTTAATCATTGTTTTTGTGTTACTTGTGTTCACATTCGTGTTAACTTCGTGCGGTGATGATAGTGACAATGTGTATCAAACAGAATATTCTATTGATGTTCCGGCATGGCAGACGGTTTATGTTAATGGTGAGGTTACAACGTCTATATCTCCATATGTTTGGGAACATGTGGACTTATCAGACAAATGTGTTAGAGTATTCTCGGCAGGGCATGTTAGTTATCACAAGGTTACAAATGTGTCACGCAATGATTTAGGCTTTACCGTTTATTCAATAGAAAGTAGTAATAACGAAAGTTTTGCATACAATAAGAATAAAGGTATATTGCAATATTGGTGCACAAGAAACGGCATTGAAACCGTTGTTGTTTATCGTGAATTAAAGTAAGTTTCATTTTTACCCTTGATCGGTGGAGGTTAACCGATCTTTTAAGTATGAAAGTAATTGTTAGATTTAAAGAAGAGGAAGAAATTACCAATTTTGAAGCTAAATACGGTTTAGATGTAGAGAACGATAAGGGACAGAGATATACTATTGAGTTCGATATAATGGGAAATTTAGTAGTTAGTAGTCCAAAGAGTGCGTTATTAGTAAAACCCGAATGTAGCAACAAAATATCAATTAAACCCGAATAATATGAAAGAGATAAACGAAACTCAATTACAGCTATCTACTGAGGGAAAAAGACTTCCCGATATGATAAAGCAGGCGAACGATATTCACAAACTTGTTAAGCAGAAGCTTTCTGAGTATAACTCAATAGAGTATACCGATGATAATATAAAGGTGGCAAAAGCCGATAGAGCCACTTTAAACAAGGCAAAAAAGGGACTTAACGACAGCCGTATAGAACTGGAAAAGGCTTGGATGAAACCATTCAACGAACTAAAGGACGTTGTTAATGAAACTTGCAAGCTGATCGGTGAAGCTTCTTCACGAATAGATAGTAAGATAAAAGAAACGGAGGAAAAGGAGAAGCAAAAGAAACTTGATCAAATAAGGGAGTATTTCGAGGAACACAATGAAAATCTTATCTTGTTTGATTTTGCTTTCCGTCCGGAGTGGCTTAATAAGACTAAATCACTTTCAGTTGTGAAAATGGAGATAGACGAATTGTTCAAAACAGTAGACGATGATCTTAACAGACTGAAAGAGCATTTTGCGGGAGAGGCGTTTTATATTCCGGTTATCGACAAATATACGTCTACACTCGATTATAACAAGTCGTTCGATTATGGAAACCACCTAAAAGAAGCTGCAATACAAGCCGCAAACAGACAGTTTGAACAGAAGGCGACAGATAACACGCCTCAGCAACAAAAGCCCGAAATTAAGCCTCAAAACGAGACAAAGACAAAAGAAGAAGAAGTTTATATACGAGGATTTAAAGTTCATGTAACGAGAAAGCAGGCTTTTGCGCTTGCTGAGTTTATGAATAGCCACAATATAAAGTTTGAAAGTATATCAATATAGTGATTATGAATGAAATTAAATGCGGATGTGTGATTAATACAAATTCCGGATACTATGCTGCCTTTGATGGTGGCTTTTGCAGAGAGTGTTGGAGTAAACAATCAGATAGATTTAAAAGTGAACAGTTGATTAAATCACTCGCAGAGAGATTCAAATGTAATATTAACAAATAATTTATTTTAAAATGGAACAGTATTTAGACTTATTAAAAGAGACTTTAACCTATGGTGAAAAGAGATCAGACCGAACCGGAACGGGAACTATCAGTTTGTTCGGTTTACAACGATCTTATGATCTGCGTGACGGTTTCCCACTTGTCACAACTAAGAAGGTATTCACCAAAGGAATTATACATGAACTCCTTTGGATGTTGAAAGGTGATACCAATATAAAATACCTAAATGAAAATGGTGTTCATATTTGGGACGAATGGGCAAAGCCTTCCGGTGATCTTGGACGTATATACGGTAAACAATGGCGTGACTGGCGTATAAATAGCAAGTTAAGAGTAGATCAAATTGAGTCAGTTATAGATATGATTAAGTTTAACCCGGAGTCAAGAAGGCTAATTGTTAGTGCTTGGAATGTTGGAGAAATACACATGATGGCACTTCCTCCGTGTCACTGCTTTTTTCAGTTCTATGTATCTGAGTCCGGTTATTTGGACTTGAAACTTTACCAAAGAAGCGCAGACCTATTTTTAGGCGTTCCTTTCAATATTGCATCTTATTCTATCTTGCTGTCTATGACTGCACAGGTTTGCGGTTTAAAGCCTCGTAGATTCATTCATACGATCGGTGACGGACATATATATTTGAATCACGTTGAACAGGTGAAAGAACAATTGAGTAGAGAGACGTTCGCCCTTCCCAAATTGGAGCTAAACCCGAATGTTCGTAATATATTCGATTTTAAGTATGAAGATATTAAGATAGTAGATTATAACTGCCATCCGGCTATAAAGGGTGATGTTGCGGTATGAATGAAGAAGAAGTTTTCAAGTTATTAGGCTGTGATAATATTGTATACTATTATGAAAGATACCTTCATAGAGAGTCTGTATATTATCTGAATAACTTGCTAAAGAAAACCGTTAATGTGTATTTTAGAGATATGATACTTAATGCTATTAATCATAAATTAGCTGGATTATAATTTAAAAGGGATGTGCAACGCTTTGCCATCCCTTTTTAGTTTCTATATATCACATACCGAAACTATCGTTGCTCTATGAAACAAATCTAACAATATGTAGTAACAAGTATGAAAGTGATACAAAGGTAGGCTTTTGAAGCTATCCAATAGTTAAAACGATGCGTTTTACATTTCATTAACAATAAAATTAAAGAATTTCTTTGCATATTTAAAGTTTATCCTTAACTTTGCAACATCAAAAAAGAAGTAGTAACATTAAAAACGAATAATATGCAGATTAAAAAAGATCGAATTTACAAATTGCTTGTGCAGGTTTGCAAAAATGAAGGTTTCACATTCTCGTATGAAAGACTTGTTTTATCTCTTAATAAGTACATTGATGAAGACGAAGAAGATTCAGTATTCGGATGTACAATATCTGATATTGATATTTCAATAGCTAAACATATATCAGTTGATATTTGCGGAACGCTTGCATTAAGCAATGTTATTTGCCAATTAACTTGCATCGGTGCGGGAGATTGCCCGAATTGCGGAGGTTTACTCAGATTGATAGAATCTTATCCCAAATTTAGCAAACAGTATTGCGATCGTGATTGTGAGCCGGAGAGAGAGGAAGAAAATGTATACGAATGTTTAACATGTGGAAAGGAGGTTATTTTATGAATATTGAAAACACAATGATCCGTATCAATGATGCGATTATAAGCGCACGTATGAACGGCAAAAAGATTACGAAAAAGGATATTGCGGCTTTGCTGTGGAAGGACTCAAAGCAAAGAACGCAGGCGGCAAACATGTCTGCCTTGTGTAATCACAAAACCCAAACTATAAAAATAGAGTGGGTGAAAGAGATATGCGAGACTACCGGAGTCGATGCGAATTTCCTATTTAATATTAACCCTAAAAAATAAAAGTTATGATTAAAAATTTGCCCAACATTCAAAACGAAATGAATGTTCAAAAGTCGAGATTTAACAAGTTTGGCGGATATAATTACCGTTCGTGTGAGGATATTTTGCAGGAAGCGAAAAGGGTGTGCGAAAAATACGGATGTTATGTTATGGTGACTGACTCTATCGAATTTATCGAAGGGCGTTTTTACGTGAAGGCAACCGCAAAAATTGTTGAGGTTGAAACCGGGTCTATTGAAACATGTTCTGCTTTTGCACGTGAAGAAGATAGCAAAAAGGGGATGGACTTAGCACAATTAACCGGGGCGACTTCCAGTTATGCACGAAAATACGCCTTATGTGGGCTTTTTGCGATAGACGATAGCATAGATAATGATTCAATGAATGGAGAGCCGGAAGCGAAAGAAAAACGGCAAAAGACAGCCTCAAAACAAGCTACCAACCAAAGTAATACTAGAAGCAACTCAAATTATTTGGGTGTGCTTCTTGAAGAAATAAAAAAAGCAACAACTTATAAACATTTGGGCGATATTCACAAGAATAACGCTAATTACCATCAAAATAGTGAGTTCATGAACGCTTTAGTTGTCCGTAAGGCGGAACTTGAAAAGGCGGAAGCGGAAGCAAAGAAAGTATAAATAATTCGGGGGATGCGTTCCCCCAATAAAAATAAAAGCAATATGAAAGAACTAACATTACTCCCCAAATTGGTTAATGCTGATGTAACGTATATCAGCGAAACACATGAATATTTTTCAGGCGATTTTAGAAAGCTGAGAGGGATAACGGGTTTTATCAATGATCAATTATTTCCAGGCAAACTTGACAATATACCGGATAATATTTTGAGATCGGCAACTGAGAGAGGGAAAGCGGTTCATGATGAAGTTGAGAGGATCGACAAAGAAGGTATTGAATCGGAAACGGTCTACGGAGAGAACTATTTGAATTTAAAAGCCGGAAGCGGTTTAATTCATATCGCATCTGAGTATATTCTAACTGATAACGAGTTTATCGCATCACCGACCGATAAAGTGTATTTGGGCAGCTCTGATAAATCAGTCGTTTTAGGTGACATTAAAACTACCTACAAACTTGATTTGCTTTATTTGTCTTGGCAGCTATCAATATACGCCTATCTTTTCGAGAGACAAAACCCAAATTTGAAAGTAGAGGGACTTATCGCAATTTGGCTAAGAGGTGACAAGGATAAGGACGGAATTTTCTCTGTTGAACGCATACCGGACAGCGAAATAGAATTATTCCTTAATTGCTGTAAGAATGGAGTTCGATATGCAGACAATGCAAGCAAAGACAGCTACATAGCAAAATTGGAATCATTGCCCGCAAAAGTTGCGCATATCGAAGAAGGCGTTTATGAACTTCTTGAAATGCAAAAGAAGATAGACGAGCATTTAGGCAAGTTCAAAGAACAGTTGTTAGGTCTGATGTCTGAGGCGAAAGCCGACAATATAAAAGGGGAGCTTATTTCAGTCACAAGAAAGAAAGCGTATAGCCGTGAATCACTTGATTCTAAAGCGTTGAAAGAGCAATACCCCGAAATATACGATCAGTTCGTTAAAACATCAAATGTGAAAGAATCAATTCAATTAAAAGCGTTATAATTATGGTTATAAATGAAAATTTAGTAAAAGAGATCGGTTTAGATAATTCAGTAGTATATTCAGTTATGGTTCTTATACTTTGTACTGATACATATAAGGATAAGTTTAAGGGGTGTAGGGTAAAGAAAGAACCTAATACCGTTTTTATTACGATTTCTAAACTTAGAGAATTGATTCCTTTTATGTCTAAGAGCAAATTATATAATTCTGTAAACAGATTATTAAAACTTGGATATATAAAAGAGGCTAATTATAGACTACCCGGTACTAATACAACTAAATGTTATACGATCGGAAAATTTAAAACAATAAAGATATGAAACGATTTCATGAAGAAAACCCACCGATTGAGGAGGATTTTAACATGTGGGATGAAAAAGAAAGAGCAGTATAATTTTAATAAAACTAAATAGAAAATTATGAAATATATGGGAAGTAAGTCAAGGATCGCTAAAAGTATCCTACCTATAATTCTAAAGGATAGAAAAGAAGGACAATATTACGTAGAACCCTTTTGTGGCGGATGTAATATTATTGATAAGGTAGTAGGAAATCGAATTGCCAATGATAGTAATACATATTTGATACGAATGTGGGAAGCATTAACAAACGGTTGGAATCCTCCTTTGGTAATAGAAAGAGACCAATACAATGATGTTCGTGATTGTTATAATCGCAAAACAGACAATTATCCAATGAATTATATTGGATGGGTTGGATTCGTTGGAAGTTATAACGGTCGTTTCTTTGACGGGGGATATAGCGGGCATCGTGTTAAAATAAAAACAGGATTTAGAGATTATATATCTGAGGCAATTAGAAACATTCTATGTCAAGTAGACCGATTAAAAGGGGTTTGTTTCTTAAATAAAGATTATAAGGACTTAGTGTTACCATCTTGCTGTATTATATACTGCGATCCGCCTTATGATGGAGTAAAGAAATACGCCTATTCGATAAATAATACAGAGTTTTGGCAATGGTGTAGGGATAAGATAGCAGAAGGGCATAAGGTCTTTGTTTCAGAATACAATGCGCCCGATGATTTTGTCTGCATTTGGCAACAAGGCGTAAAAACGGCAATTAATCAATCTATAACTAAAGATGCAGTTGAAAGGCTGTTTGTACATAAATCGCAGTTATAATTTAAAGCTATGGAAAAATGAAGAAAATTAAAGAATCAGAATTAAATATCCTATTAGAAGAAGGTGAACTTTGTGATTATTGTCCGTATGTTAGAGGCGAAATATCTAAAGGGCTTTATGATTTATGCGAAGGATGTTATTGCGAACAGGCAAAGGATAATTATGTACTTGAAAACGATTTAGATTATGAAGAAGAATGAATTTATTAAGAAGCTTATTAGGCGTTCGAATTATATGGATAAACTTGTATATGTAACGGTAGACGGGGGAAGAAGGGAAATAATAAAGTTAAAGCTGAAAAAAAAAGAAATATTATAATTCCCTCGAATATTATAGAGATATTAAAAGGATGTCTGATATAAACATTTATTTTGAGATATGGTAACAATATCTGAAAGTTTAGCGAAAGAGATCGGTTTGGAGGGTGCGACTGTGTACAGCTATGTATCTATCGTCCTATGCACGGACTTTTATAAAGATCGTTTTAAGGGATGCCGGGTTAAAGGCAAGAAGTATACATCCTTCATATCAATAAGCAAGTTAAAAGAGATAATTCCCTTCATATCGACAAAGAAACTGTATAACGCTATGAACTTGTTAGTAGAAACAGGATACCTAAAAGAGCTACCATTACGAAAGCCGGGTTTAAATACAACCCGATGTTACCAACTTGTTAATGTGATCCAACATTTCGAGTAACCTATAAAACACCCACCAACGTTTTTTAGTTGTGTGGGTGTTTTTTGTACAGCACGATTCTGTGCAGTCTGTCTATACCTAATTATCAGATATTTTCAAAACAAAGAATGTTAAATCATAAAAAATAGATGTTCTTCCATTGCAGTATATAATAATAAACGCTATATTTGCAGAGTAAAATTTAAAACAGTATGTATATGAAAGTAGAAAACTTAGTTAAGATTAAGAGTTATGCCGATTTAAAGGGAGTTACAGTACCTTGGATATGGAGGCTTATTAAGAGGGGTAAATTAGAGTATATTCAAATTGATGGTGCATGTTTCATTGAGTTAACTGATGAAGAACTAAAAAAGTATGCTGAGTACAAAGAAAGGATAAGTTCATTTTTGAATAGCAAATAGTATTAATCATTAAAATTTTAGAAAATGAAAGAATTAGTTTTTAAAGGAGAATCAAATCAAGTTTTAACTAACAGTTTATTGGTAGCTGAAAAGTTCGGAAAGGAACATAATAAAGTTATTAGAGATATTCAAAACCTTTCATGTTCAGACGAATTTAGAGCCGCCAATTTTGGCGTTTCCTCTTATATTAGTCTGCAAAACAAGGAATTGCCAATGTATGTAATGACTAAAGACGGTTTTAGCTTTCTTGTTATGGGGTATACTGGTGTTAAGGCTGGTATGTTTAAAGAGGAATATATAAAAGCCTTTAATAAAATGGAGGAAACTATTAAGAACGGAGGTTTTAACGTTCCTAAATCGTTCCGTGAAGCATTATTGCTTGCTGCCGAACAGCAAGAAGTTATAGAGAATCAGCAAAAGCAGATCGAAGAAAAAAACGCAAAGATCGAAGCTGATAAGCCGAAGGTTTTATTCAGTGAAGCGGTCTCCGCCTCGAACAAATCTATCTTAGTGCGTGAACTTGCAAAACTTATCACCCAAAACGGTTATCAGATCGGGGAAAAGCAGCTATACGAGCGACTGAGAAAAGCCGGATACCTTTGCAGTTCGGGAGAGTCGTACAATCAACCTACGCAAACATACATGAACATGGGCTTATTTCATTTGAAGAAAACAAGCGTTATTTGTGACGGGGAAAGTAAGGTTTATACCGTCACCAAAGTGACACCGAAAGGACAAGTATACTTCATTAATAAGTTTTTAGGGAAGGGAATGAAATGACGCATTGTTTTGACGATAAAGTAGCAACAAAGTTAGGAGTTGAAGCGGCATGCGTGTTGCATAACTTCGCTTTTTGGATAAACAAGAATATAGCCGATAACCATAATTATTTTGAGGGTAGATATTGGACTTATAACACAAGGGAAGCGTTATCTAAACTATTCCCGTACATGAGCCAATCTAAGATATACAGAGTAATAGGAAAGTTGGAGGAAGAAGGTTATTTGTTGAAGGGGAATTTTAATAAATCGGGTATAGATAGAACAACGTGGTACGCATTAACAAATAAGTGTATAAAGTTCCTTTTTGAGTGCGGTTATACGCTTATAGGCTATTCTGAGCCGATTTTGCAAAATTGCAAAATGCAAGTTGCAGAAATGAACAATGCAAGTTGCAGAAATGAACAAACAATACCAGATAGTATATATACAGATAGTTATACTAAATCTCCTACCGGAGATTATAGTATAGCCACGCACGAAGAATCTGTTTTGTTTCCGGTTGAAAAGAAACCTTTAGCCTCAGAGATATTCGGCTTTACTGCAAAAGCCTTAGATGTGACTAAGAAAGTGATAGAGCGAACAGATAGTTTTTTCGATCAGCTAACATTCCCGTTCGAGTCGGAGGAATTTAAAAAAGCCTTTTATGTGCTAATGACCCAACCAAAGTGGCGGGTAAAGACTAAGACTCTAACAGCTATGCAAGCAAACCTAAACGAGATTGCGCAATTTGAAGAAGGTTTTGCTATGCTATTGATAAATCAGAGCATATCTAAAGGATGGGCGTCACTGGTATACGAGTCAACGCCAAAACAGTATATGCAATGGCTACGGGAAAAGACGGGAGTCTCCGGAAATACACAGCCTGCAAACAATACTAAATCGTATTTTCAGAGTGACGAACAGCGCAGGATGTATCATTCTTATTTAACGGAGGACTTTACATAGCATTTTAAGGCTTAAATTTCAATTTTAATCACTAAGACAATAAAAGTATCATGTATTTGGAGAGAATCGAAAATTCGGGCGGAAAATTAGCAAAATACGAGGGTTGCGGATCGTTTATAGAGAGGAATCGCAAATTTTACGAAAGTGGCAACTTTGGGGAACTCTCAAAAGTAGATCAAAAGATATTTCGTGATTCTACTTTGCTTTTGGTGTCCGAATGTACAGACGAAAGAAAAAGAATAGATAATTTTTCTAAGGTTCTTAACGGAGTATGTTTAGAGACTGGTTTAAAAATGCCGGATGTCCGGGACGCAGGAAGTATATTTTATGCTGTTTGTGATGTGATAGATATGTATTTCGATGATCTATCATTCAATGAAATTCGTTTGGCATGGCGGTTACTTGCTGTTGGGGAACTCGACCCGTTTTTGCCAAAAGACAGATACGGTAGTCCGGACAAAAATCACTATGGCTCTCTTTCGGTTGATTATATTTCAAAGGTTCTAAAGGCGTATAAGAAACGAAAGATTGAAACGATGGAACGAGTTTCTCAGATTATGCCGGACGAAAAGCCAAAGCCGACACCCGAACAGGAAAAGATGTTTTTGAATTTGCAGGCATACAATTTTGTTCTCGCCCTTTTGAAGTATAAGTATTCGGGACGTTTCCGCATAGAGTGTGACAGGATAATAAACGAGTCTACATTTGCGTACATGGAACGATTGGGATATGATATGTCGGTAGTACCTACGTTAGCAGACAAGAAAGAAGCTTTGTTTCAATTTCAAGGTAGACCCGTAAATAGCTTTGCGCAAATTTTCGAAAAAGAGTGTATTTCGAGGTTTGGGATAGACCACGAAGCAGTTTATTTTCGTGCGGTACTGATAGCCAAGAAAAGAAAGTTATTCCAGTATTGGGATGAAATGTTAGCCTTTTCAAATGAAGGTGATAGATCAGAAGATAATATTTGGAAGTTGTATTACTACATTCAATAAAACCAAAAGTTATGAATAGAAGAAAAGTAAAAAAGAACGGTTATCGGATAAGGCTTACAAAGCCTTCCGATAAATTCGTTTATGTCTCTGACTCGTTAACATACGAAAGGAGAAAAAAGGAGGGAAAGAGATGTTATACTCTGTATTGCAAATATGCGTCTATTAACTATTTGTGTGTTTCTCGAAAACAGGCAAAATCTTTAATGAAAGGGTTCTTGTTACTATGGGAATAGATATTATTTGCGCAATTGATCCCGGTGTGTCAGCTGGTGGAATAGTGGTATATAAGCCGGGTAATAGTCTTATTACTATCCCAATGCCACGCACGGCAAAGGGTATTTTTAACGTGTTTCAAAAAGTGAAGCGTTCCGGTAGCCCTGCAATATTCATTGAGCGTCTTTCGGTTCGTGGGGGTGACTCCGGAGGCGGGAAAGAATTTAGAATAGCAACTATGTTGGAGAACTACAACTACCTTGTATGTTGTGCGCTCGTTCTTGATATTCCTTTATTTCTGTGTGCGCCTATTTCGTGGCAAAGTGGTTTAAATCTGAGGGAGAAAGGAGAGAAAGAGGAAAAGAAGGATAGAAAAGAAAAGTATCTGAATTATGCGATGAAGCAATTCCCACTCGCAAACGTGAAATTATGGAATAGTGACGCTATATGTATTTTGCGCTTCGCACAAATGAAGATGATTTGTGATGTCGATTGGTTTTCAAGTAACATGCAGAATGAAAACAGCACAGAAATAGTATTTTCTTCCCCTCTGTTGGACGATAGTATTAAATTCGTAGAAAGATATGAATTCAAAAGAAAACGATCTAAAAAACGCTCTAATTGAATCGGTGAAAGAGCTGAGAAGCGCACAGAAGCGATTTGAGCGATTCGGTGAGAGATACAGAGAGAGAAAAGAAAAGGCGGAAAAGAAAGTAGATGAAATTCTATTGGTTATCGAAGATAAGCAGTTATCTATTTTCTAACAAAAGTTAAATAACGGGTATTTCGGAAAGATTTACCCGTTTTTATTTGCGTGAATTTAAAGTTTTGCTTTAATTTGCAGCGTAGAAATAAAAACAGTAGTAATAATAAAATCAATTAATTATGCAGGAAATTAACAAGAAATTAAGTGAACAGTCAGTAGAAAAGGTTTTGGATAGACCGGAGTATAGAAAAGAGCTTTCTATTTATTGGGAGGGCTTAAAAGAGCAACGGGAAAAGGTATCTTTCCAAATATTGAGGAATGGCGGAATACCTAAAAGGATAACAATAGACAGAGTTGGGAAAATGGATGCAGACCAACTTGTGTCAGAATTCAAGCTAATACTTGACAGAAAGAGTGAGTTGCCTGCAAGTCTGAGGTACTTTATTTCGGATGTGTGCGGAAAGGTATTTACCAGTTGTTTTACAAAAGTGATTGAAGATGAAGCAAAAGAAAATAACGATACCCGGGAAGGTAACTAAAGACGGTAAGTTATCCATCTACATGGGAGAGCTTAACGAGTTTATGAAGAACAACGCAGGAAAAAATATAATTGCGGAGTTTACAGTATTAGAACCGTCTGATTCTTCATCTTTGCGTGGATACTACTTTAAATACGTTGTTCCCCAATTTCAGAAAGGGATGTTCGAAAATGGGTACAGGTGGAGCGAAGAAGAAACGGAGGCTTATATGCGTAGTATTTGTCCTATTACGATGGGTGAAGTTGTAGACGTTGAAACTGGTGAGTATAGAAAGGACTCAGTTAAAGTTACTGATTTAAGCAATAGCGAATTTGTCGAATACATAGATTTTTTAAAGCAGTTTGCGGCAGAAGAATTTAGTATTTATATTGAAGAACCAAATAGATTTGTAAGATGAAAGAAAATGAAGAAATGACTTTAGAGGAAAAGTTCAATTTGATGTGCGAAGCATTAAGCATATCTCCGGAGAAAATTATATCACGGGATATTACACGTTATGTATCCCTTCGTAGAAATTGCATTATACACCAACTTTACGCATACAAAAACTATGGTTTGTCCGAATTGATGGGGCGTACAAAAGTTCTAATAATGAAAGCACATGAACGTTTTCAAGGTGAGTTGGATGTGAAAGATATGACAGCCGTAGAGTTTGTCCGGCTTATAGACGAACGACTGCAAAAGTATATTGATGGCAAAGAAGATTAAGAATCTTGTTCTTGTTCATTGCACGGAGTGTAGGTTCAGTTCAGATCACCATAATTTGATTTGCTATTGCAAAAAGAGAGATAAAAAATTATGCAGTTGCCCGAACATTGGGCGGGTCTGTGAGTTTTACGTTAAAAAAAATGACACCTATATACGCCCCTGCACCTTATAACTAAAAGTAATTACTAACAATTAAAAAACAAAAATCATGGAAAAGAAATTTGAACTAACAGAAAAGTATGTAGTAAACGAGCTTGGAACAAAGTTGTACCAAATCAAATGTACGAAGACGTTCGAGTATGCAAAAAAAGGAGAACTTGGAGGATATATCGAAAGAGAAGTAAACCTAAGTCAAGAAGGTAATGCGTGGGTGTTCGGCGATGCGCAGGTGTCCGGCGATGCACGGGTGTCCGGCAATGCGTGGGTGTCCGGCGATGCGCAGGTGTCCGGCGATGCACGGGTATTCGGCGATGCGCAGGTGTCCGGCGATGCACGGGTGTCCGGCAATGCGTGGGTGTCCGGCGATGCGCAGGTGTCCGGCAATGCACGGGTATTCGGCAATGCGTGGGTGTCCGGCGATGCGCAGGTGTCCGGCTATGCACGGGTGTCCGGCGATGCGTGGGTGTACGGCGATGCGTGGGTGTCCGGCGATGCACGGGTATTCGGCTATGCACGGGTGTACGGCGATGCGCAGGTGTCCGGCTATGCACGGGTGTCCGGCGATGCGCAGGTGTCCGGCAATGCATGCCTCAAAAGCGATGCAGACCATTGCGGTTTTGACTGTTTCGGTTCTTCCAATAGACACACGCACGCTTATCTGACAAGTGATAACACCGTTGAAATAACTTGTGGTTATTTTCGTGGTAGCATTGAAGAATTTGAGAAAAAAGTAAAAAATACCCATGCTGGAACAGTCTATGAAAATCAGTATAACGCTATTATAAACGTAATTAAAATCAAGTTTGGTTCGGCGCAACGTCAAAATAGACAAGTGTAAACTTGGAGATAAGTGCCTAAAAAATAAAGTATCATGTTAAAAGACAATTTTGAATTAAAAAGGGTTAAGTCCTTGAATAACGGTTTAGAGGTTGATTACAATGATTGCCGTTTGGTTGATGGTGAAGAAACAAAGACGTTTCACAAGGTAAAATGCCCAGAATATCCGCATAGAGATTTAGGAATTGCGGCAAAAAAGCTTCGTTCATACATCGTTGAATTGATGGGAATAATGAATTTTAGGAACATCACCTATTTGTCTGATTTGGCAAAACAAGACAATGAGTTAAGTAGACAATTCGATGAATATTTTGAAACGCTTGCCACCCGTATAGCGATTAGTGAGATAGTCTATGATCCCGAAAAGAACACAATCGTTTTCAAATATATTTTCACGGGAGTAGATTTGTCCCGGTTGAAAATGCAAACGAGCAAAATTATGTTGGACGGTGAGGGGTTGAAATTTGAAATAGCACTACAAGAAGATTTTGAAGCACTGAAAGATGAAATTTTCAAGTATCTTTTTGAGAATAAGCGTGCACAATTGGAGCTATTCGGTGAGACAGCAACGGCAGAACCGGACGATAGTTTGACGCCAGATGATGATTTAGAAGGTGACGATACGTTTTTTGATGATGAAGAAACAGAGCAGCCGGAGTTGATCGAAGAAGATGTACACGATTGATACGTTTGAGGAAATAGATTATTGTTTAAGCAGGGGGTATAACCCCTTGCTATTCAATAATAATTTCGATATTGAACCTAAAACAAGGTATGAATATTTAAAACGGATGTTCGGGGATGGTCACGGACAGAGGGAAAATGAACGTTTCTTCCGGTATATGTGGAATATTAAGCCTCACTATTGTGAAGAGTGTTTAAAGCCGCTAACAGGGTACTCAGCCGTTTATATTTCACATATTATTACGAGAGGATCGAACCCAATGATTGCGCATGATCCTCGTAATATAAACATACTTTGTTTCAACTGCCACAATCGTTGGGAACACGCTAATACCCGCAAGGGGATGCGGATATATCAAAGTAATTTAGAAAAAATAAAAGTCCTTAAAAGGGACAGTTTAAAACTGCAAAAGAAATGAAATTGGTAAAATTTGAACTTGTATCGGGAAATGAAATTATGATTAACCCTAAATCTGTGGAATCAATAATTAAATATACAGATGATTCGGTGTATATTAACACAGTAGGTGCAGATATGTCGTATATAGTTAAAGGTTCAATTGAAGATGTCAATAAAGTACTAAGCGGAGGTAGCAAGATTGATTCAATAGCCGGACTTATGGTTATCGTCTTTATTGGACTTTACATATTATCAACATTAGCAAATTTATTATCGTAATGAACTTAAACAAAATCGAATTGATCGGGCGTGTTTGCGCTGATCCGCAAGTAAAAACCTTCGATAACGGAGGGAAAGTATGTAATCTTTCTATCGCAACGAACGAAAGGGCATATAAAACGAGTAACGGGATCGAAGTTCCGGAAAAAACAGACTTTCATAATGTAACATTCAAAGGTAAATTGGCTGAGATTTGCGGGCAGTATGTTACCAAGGGAATGGAGTTATACGTAGAGGGTAGTTTGCACTATCGTAAATATACCGACTCTAATAACGTTGAAAGAACTATTTCTGAGATCGTTGTAAGGTCTATGCAGATGGGAAGAAAAGCAGGTGATGGAAACCAGCCGACAGCCGGAGGCAACGGAAACCAACAGCCGCCAACCGGAGGTTATAGCGGTCAACAGCAACCGCCTCAGCAGATGTTTACGCAAAATGATGATTTGCCGTTTTAAGGTGATTTCTAAATTGGGGATGTATATTGCATCCCCCTTTTTTGTGTTAAATACATGTTAAAACTTAAAGTTTCGCTTGCAATATTAAATTAAGTCCTTATATTTGCAGTGTCAAAAGGAAACAAATTACTAACATTTAAAAATAAATATTATGGCAACAATGACATCAAAACAATTTTGTGAGAGAATGTATGGAATGTATAGATTACTTGGCGGTGGTGATTTCGGATGTGCTCACTGTTCAGACAATAGGTTTTCTTGCGGATATAGAAAGGAGAATACGGTTTTAACAAATGCACTTATGAAGGCGTGCGATAATCACAAAGTTCCTTATAAGATCGAGGCAAACGAATATTGTATCAATTTCGTAGTAGAATTTAAATAATAATAGCGGTAGAAATACCGCTTTAAACTTATAGTTATGGAAATAAGAAGATTATCCGGTCAGTACAAAATAGCAATGTACAAAAACATAGGGAATGACACGTTTAAGGGAGTGGTAAGGACGGTAACAGGTTTCATGTATCAGTGTGGCGCATATCAGTATTTTACTTATTGGGAGAATGACAATAAAATATCTGTTACAGAATCAAGTACAGGTTTTCGTGCAATGTCTTTGGATGTTGAAAAGGGAGAAACACCTAAAACTACGCATGATAGGATAGTTGATAAGTTGAAGGGTTTTGATCCATCTTTAGCAAACTGGAATAGTGCTAAAGAGATGATGAAGAAATATAATATTCCCTATCCTCTTAATGAATGGATAATAGGGCTAAAAGACATAAACCATGAATGAAGAGGTAGAGAAAGCAAGATCGGTAAGTAACGAGGTTATTTCGGAAACTATCAGAAAATCGACTGATAATATAAAGGCAATGGAGGACGATTTCAGATTAGTAAGAAAGAAGTTGCGGAAAATTGGCGATCGAATAAAATTTGAGAGAAAGAAACTTGATATATACAACGAAGAAATAAAAAGGAGGGTTAAGTATGGAATTTGGTAAATTACTGTTAGATAGATTGGGGTTCAACCGTGAAATGTTGGAAGATAAACTTTCAGAAATATCCGCTAAGGAGAAAGAGATAAGAGTTCTAAAGAAAGAAGTTTCCGGTATAATGGAACACATATCAAAATTGGAAAGTACGTTAAATCATGTAGAGCATTATTATTGCGGTGCTTGCTGCTATCTTGAAAGTAAATGTAATAAGGGAAAATATAAGTGTCTTGAAACCGGAGAATACAAGAAATATCACTGTAAGGCGTGTGAGAAATTTAGAGATTTACCATTTTAATAACTAATTATAAATTAAATATTATGATTGATTTTAATCAAAAAAGTATCTCTTTAACTAAAGAGTGTACAGAACAACATGAAAGAATGAAGGCAAAAGGTTTTTATGACTCAGATGTTTCAGAAACTAAAAAATGGGCATTGATAGTGTCTGAGTTATGCGAAGCTATGGAGGCTGAAAGAAAAGGCAGAGTTATAGAAAACGATGTATATGACTTTGCTCTGAATAGGAAATCAAAGGTAGGCTTTGAGTCGTATTTCAAGAGATGTATAAAGGATACAGTTAGCGATGAACTCGCAGACGTGTTTATCCGGTGTATGGACGCAATAGGACATTCTATTGATAAAATTGCGTGTCCTACCGAAATTTTCGTTTTTCAAAGTATGGTTAGCGATCATTTCAATAGGTTATTGTATTTTGAAAAATCTATTTCATCAATTGTTTATTATGCCATTCAATTTGTACCGAAATCTGTATTTGGCAAATCGTGCATTGTCGAGTATACTAACATGATGGCAATAACCATTGCAGCCGCAAAGCTTTATAACATAGACCTATCTAAAGCAATAGAGGCAAAGATAAGATATAACGAGTTGAGAGGTCAAAAACATGGGAAACAATATTAATTCAATTGATATGGAAGAAAAAATTATTGATTTAGCAAGAAGAAGCGTTTATTATGGTGATCCGGAAGGTTACCAAGTTGGGGGATGCCATTACGAGGCATCCAGTATGCAACTTTCTGAGTTTTTAGAAAGGAATAAAGTTGGTTTCTTGGAGGGGAACGCAATGAAATATGTGTTTAGGCACGATAAGAAGAACAAAGAAGAAGATTTGCTAAAGGCTATTCAGTATATCAAATTTATTCTAAAATACAGATATGGTAAATTCTTAGTAGGTGATATTCTGTTGAGTGAGGAAGAATATAGAAAACTGGATGAGCTTATCAAGAAACAAAATACGATTGAACTTGATACTACTTTTATCAGAAATGCGTTAAAAACCACATCAATTGCTTCGCCTAAAATATCGGTAGACGAAGCAACTTTATATGTTGCGAAGCTAAGAGAGGTTAAAGCCGAATATATTGAAGATTTTGATTTGAAAGATATAAATTTATGTAGGCTTTTAAATATGGGTCTACAATTTAAGGGGAGAGATAAAGTTTTTGTTTATTTTAAGTCTGAAAATGGAAAAACTATACTTGTTAAGCCCGGGCAATACATTGTACTAAAAGAGGATGGGGAATATGAATCATACTCAAAAGAAAAGTTTGAGTCTACTTTTCAACCAAAATACTAACAAAAATAAATAATGATAGGTCACGTTGCAAATATAGCAGCGTGACTTTATTTTTATATTATCTATAATAGTGTTATTTTTGCGCATATTGAAAGATTATATAATTTGTAGTACAATATACCTAATAGGAATTATAACTTAAAAATACGCCTTAAAATGGATAAAAAAATAGGTTCAATGAAAAGGGGGAAGGGAAAGCACAGCCGGACGGACGAACAGACTGAAAGAGATCGTTCCTTTGCCTCTGATTTGTTTTTGAAAGGTTATTCTTATCGAAGAATAGCGGAAGCGATTAACGAGCGAAACAAGGCGGATGAAGTGCCGTATACCGTGACTTATCAAACAGTGTATAATGATATTCAGTTTTGCTTAACTCAGTGGAAAAGAGAGCAGTTTGATAATATAGATCAGTATATTACGCAGGAACTTCAATCTTTGGATAATGTAGCTCGTGAAGCGTGGGAAGAGTGGGAAAAGTCTAAGCGTCCCAAATGTAAGACAAAGTATATTTTAGGGAAAGCTAAGGAGGTGCAAAAGGAAACGACAACTGGTGATCCTTCTTTCTTGAATGTAGTTCTCAACGTGCAGCAAAGAAAAGCAAGGTTATTGGGATATGATTCTCCGCTATGTATAAACTTGGTAGGAGACAAAGAAAAAGAAAAGCCTAAATACGATTTTTCGGATGTTCCGGAGGACGTTTTAGAGCAATTGGCAGATTCTTTGCAAAATACGGAGGGTAAAAAGTGAAAAAAGTAAATGAAATACCGCCTATTGAGATTGTGAAGCATGTTGCGAGGAAGAAGTTTAAGAACTATGCGAAATTCATAGATGATAAAATAGTTCTGAGTCAGTTTCACAAAACATACTACGAGATTCTCGATAGGTTTGCACATGGTAAGATCAAAAAACTGATCGTTACAGTGCCCCCACAAACTGGAAAAGAATTAAGTGATAGTACATTAGTACCTACACCAACAGGCTTTAAAAGGCATGGAGATTTAAAAGTAGGTGATTATGTGTTGGGCAGATTCGGACAACCTGTTAGGGTTCTTTGGGTGTCTCCAAAGTGTCAGTCTCAGTATGTCGTTACGTTTAGTGATGGTATAAAAGTTGAATGTCATGGCAAACATGAATGGGTAGTTTATAATACCAAAAAACACGGTAGACCATTAGAAAGGCTTGAAACTGAGTATATGTATAAAATTGGTACATGTAGAGGGGAGAGAAATAAGAGAGGCTCTCGTTTTAATTTTCAAGTTGATGGAGGTGTTGTATCTCAATTTGAGAGTCAAAAAGTTCCGATTGATCCATATACTTTAGGTGCATGGTTAGGAGATGGTGATATGAATAGTGGTTTAATTCATATTGGTTGCAATGATGTTTGTATAATAAATAATACTCCTTACGCATTTCACGAAAATAAAGGAAGTACAACGAGGCGTTTTTATTCAAGCGAATTGTTTTCTATTTTAAAAAAAGAGGGGTTTATCAGAAACAAACATATACCGGAGTGTTATCTATTTAACTCAGTAGATGTTCGTAAACAGATAATAGCAGGTTTAATAGACACAGATGGGACGGTATATAAAAAAAATGGACGTGTTACGATAGCTAATGCGAATAAAAACATAATAGATATGGCAAATAAAATTCTTTATAGTTTAGGGCAAAAAACAGCCATCTATGAAGAAGAGCCAAAGTTATCTACATCCGGTATTCAAGGAAAGCTAAAGGTTTATCAATTATGTTTTAACCCTACTATCAATTTCCCTTGTAAGGTTGAAAGAAAGAAAATTGTTAGGCTTGTTAAAAATAGGCGTAGAGCCATAACAGATATAGAAAAGGTTGATAATTTGGGTTGGGGTAACTGTATACAGGTCGAAGGTGGTGTTTATTTGGTAGGTGAGACGTTTGTACCAACGCATAATAGCGAGGGTAGCAGTAGAAAGCTACCTTCTTTCCTTTTGGGGCTTAACCCGTCTTTAAAGATATTGATCGGTTCTTATGCCGCATCACTCGCAGAGGGGTTTAATAAGGATGTACAAAGAATCATGGATACACCGGAGTATAAAAGCCTATTCCCCGACACCCGAATAATGGGAGAGAAAAAAAAAACGAGGTATCAAGCGTTTGCGAGAAACTCAAAAATGACGGAAACAATCGGGAAGGGTGGATATATTATATCCGTTGGTCGTAATGGTAGTTTGACGGGTAAATCTGTTGATATAGCAATCTTGGACGACTTATATAAAGATCACATGGAGGCAAATTCTCCGATTATCCGGGAAGCTGCTTGGAAATGGTACACCACCGTTGTAACCACCCGTCTACACAATAACAGTCAACAGCTTATTGTATTTACGAGATGGCACAAGGATGATTTAATAGGTAGGATCGAAGATAAAGAGAATGTTATCAATGTTGAAAAGTGGGAAGATTTGGATAATATCCCGGATGGCGCATGGGTTAAAATAAACTTTCCTGCTTTAAAGGTGGGAGAACCAACAGAAATTGATCCACGTTTGCCGGGTGAAGCACTTTGGGAAGAAAAACATAGCGCAAAGAAGTTGAACGCACAAAGGGACCTTGATAGAAATGAATTTGAATGTTTGAACCAAGGAAACCCGGGTAGTGCTGAGGGAACTTTATACGGTAACTTTAAAACGTACACCGATAAAAACGATTTTGGTGTGTTGATCGGAAGAGGTAACTATACAGACTGTGCGGACACTGGTAGCGACTACCTTTGTTCTGTTTGCTATGATAAGTATCAATCAAAAGAAGCGGTTTGGAATGAAAAGGAAAGAAGGTATAAGCATCTTATTTTCTGCCTTGTCACTGATATTATTTATACGACTGAGCCAATAGAGGTTACGCAAGTAAGTGTTCCCGACATGCTAAATAGAAATGATACAGATTATGCAAATATAGAAAGTAATAACGGAGGGCGATCCTTCGCTGTAAACATCAGTCCAAGAACTAAGACTGAAATAAATTGGTTCTGTCAAAGGTTAAATAAAGAGGCTCGTATATTGTCGAACGCTGCAAACGTTACTCAGTCTATTGTTATGCCGTACGGGTGGGAGTCACGTTTCCCGAAATTCCACGAACATATAACGAATTACCTTCGTGAATTTTCCGCTAACAAACATGATGATGCGGCAGACGTTTTAACTGGTATAGTCGAGAAAGAAGTTATTCCAACTATATATCAAAAAAGAAGAGGAATAAGGGTTATAAACTGATAAAGTAGGAAAATGTATCAGACTTTCAAGTTTATACGGTATATTTGCAAAGTAAAATCAATTGTTTAACTAAATTTTTATAATTATGTTGTATTGTGATTGTCCTTTAGATGCAGAACTTCCGGATATTCCCGCATTTAGCTGTCCCGACAATTTCGGGCAAGTTCAAAAACTTGCTTTTCAGAGACTCGAAAAAACGGCAGGAACTGCAAATACTATGACTGCCGAAAGTATCATAAGTTTGGCTACATGGACTTCCTTACTGTCAGCAAAAGACGGTACTAAAGTAGTAGTTACGCCTTATATTTACGAGCCGACAGTAGAGGCGGGCGCTGCCCTTACTTATGGAGGCGGAAACGCAACTCCCGGAGGTATTGTAGAAATTTTAGGGTCGGAGCCGACACCGTTTACAGCTTCGTTCAAGAAGCTGCCGCAAACCATTATTAAGGCGATGAAAGCGTTAATGTGTGAAGCAGTGCAGATCGGTGTGTTCCTTATCAATGGAAACGGTCAAATCGCTTGCGATAAGACGGGTGATAAATTGCACGGTTTCCCGGTTTGGTCGCTATTTATCGGTGATAAGACTATCGGAGGTTTAGAAGCGCCGGATAGCAATGCTATTACGTGGAACTTCATGCCTAATTGGTCGGACAACTTCACTATCGTGAAACCTGGGTTTAACCCTCTGACTCAGTTAGTACATTCTACGGGTGTAGGCGGATGATAGCTAAAAAAACGTATATTTCCCTCAGTTGTGAAGAACTGGGGGAAACTCGTTTATTCGATATTGAACACGCTGAGAGACTTTTGGGAATGGTTAATAATGGAGGGTGGCATATACCGGAGGACTCAGAATTTAAATTAAATGAAAATGGGAAAATCATTAGACGAAATAAGGGAGATATACAGACATCCGGAGGGGATCAGTCAAATAGCGAAAGCAAAGGAACACGAAGAAAGAATAGCGTTTCACACACGGGTGAGAACGAGTGATGATCGTAATAAGCCAGTAATTGACTTTCTTTCTAAGGTTAAGACGTGGATAGCGAAAGATAAATATGATATTTTCCTATCTATGTTCCATTTCCCGGTTAAAACAAATGGTGTTACTTCTGAGATATTCGACAAACTGAGCCGTGTTTTCGATGGTAGGAATCCGGTTTATAACTATCAGTTTAAATCATCTGAGGATCGGGATGACTGGGAGTATTACCGAAAGGATGTTTTAAAAGAACCTTCGGTTTGGAGTACGGACGGTTGGGATAATTTCAAGCATAGAATTAACTCTGTTTTGGTCGTTGATATGCCGGAGGTACAGGTAGGAGAAAAACCAGAGCCGTATTTTTTTTGGTTGCCTATTGCAAACGTACTTTCTTATCGCACATGTGGGAAAGATTGTAATTTGATGGCTTATATCATGTACGTAACGGACGAAAATAAGATCGTCTATATTGATGAAGAACGTTATGTAAGATTTGATAAAACGAGGGAAAACGACTTGATTTTAGAGGTAGACAATATGCACGATTTGGGATATTGTCCGGCTCGTTTCTTTTGGTCTGACTCTATATCATTGAGTGAACCCGACATTAAAATAAGCCCTATAACGAGCGAACTCGACTCTTTCGACTGGTATCTTTATTATTCCACTGCAAAGAAGCATTTAGATTTATACGCGTCTTATCCGATTTATTCCGGTTATGAACGTGATTGTCACTATGAGTCACACGATGGCAAAGAACGGTGCGATGATGGTTTTTTAAAGAACGAAAAAAACGAGTGGATCACAGGTGCAGACGGAAAACCGATGGCGTGCCCGATTTGCTCAAGCAAGCGGTTGAGGGGCGCAGGCTCTTATGTTGAGATACCAATACCGGACGAAATGCACAACGTCCCCGATTTGAAAAACCCGATCACTATGCTATCTGCTGATACCGGATCACTCGAATATAACGTAAACGAGGAAAAGAGGCTGAGAGAGGAACTTGTAAGATCGGTAACTGGTGGAGAAGGGGAATTAAATAGGTCTGAGGCTATTAACGAAAAGCAAGTTAAAGCAGGCTTTGAGTCCTTGACTACTAAACTAAACAGAATCAAACGAGGCTTCGAGGAAGCGCAAACATTCGTAGACTCTACTATCTGTTTACTCCGTTATGGTGATAGCTTTGTTTCTTGCAATATTAACTACGGGACTGAGTTCTATATCTATACACCGGAAGAGCTTTCAGAGCGTTATAAGATCATGAAGGAAACCGGAGCCTCCGAGGCAGAACTTGATGCTCTGAGGCAACAGATAATAGAAACGGAGTACCGGAACGACCCTACACAGATGCAAAGGTTATTAATCCTTAACGAGATAGAGCCTTATTCACACTTAACGAGAGAAGAAGCGGTAAATCTGTATAAAGAAAACGTTATAAGTGAGGAAGATTTGCGAGTTAAATTAAACCTTCCTACATTTGTGCGTAGATTTGAAAGGGAGAACATGAATATCATTGAGTTCGGTTCTGCACTTGACTATAAAAAGAGAATTGAAATAATTATTAACACTTTAAAAAAGTACGCAAATGGTTTACAGAACGGATCAGTTAGATCAACTGAATGAAAGTAATTACGTTTGCCCGCAGGATGAAGTTAAATTGTATCACGTTATTCAAGAAGTGAAAAAGTTTAACCCGAAAACAGGGCAAAGAATCAGCGTCCCGATGTTGCAAAAATACAAGCGAAAGACTTTTGAACTTGATATTTTGCCGAGACTGCCAAGATTGGGTTATACATTGAGAGTTGTTTTCGACCCGGTTAAATATGAATCTACAATTTCAGAGGCAAGACGAGCCGCAGAACTGGCAGCGAGAGCCGAGGCAAAAATGAAGGCAGACGAAGAACTGAGAGAGCAAATTAGACGTGAAGAGGCTGCAAAACTTCGTGCGGAATTGAAGAAACAAAAAGAGAAAGGAGAAAAGTAATGTTAACAGTAGAATTGCTTAGGCGGAATAAAGCGTTATCGGAGCTATCGGATGAAGTTCTTAACGCTATTTTGGAGCTTTCAAAAAACGATGAAGCGCAGACGGTTGCGGCAAAGGTGAGAGAAGCCGAAAACAGTATTGCTTGTCAAATGAAAGAGGCTTTTGGTATTGAGGGTGTAACCGATCTCGATTTGAAAACCGCAATTGAGTTTGGCAAAACAAAGATTTCTAAATCTGATACCTCAGCTTTTGAAAAGCAGATTAACGATCTGAAAGAAGAGCTAAAAGCGGAGAGAGCTAAAAAGGGAGGTGACCGGGATACAGATAAAATCAATCAGCTTACAGCCGAGCTAAACGACACCAAGCAAAAATTTGCTGAATTGAACAACCAACTTTCAGAGAAAGAAAAGGAGTTTAATGGTAAGTTGAACGATTACAAGATCACTTCTTACATTTCAAGCGCTATGCAGGGGATGAAGTTTAAGAAAGATATTTCAGAGCCAGTTCTAAACGTTGTGAAGCAACAGGCGGTTAACTTGCTTAAAACTCAATTCTCACCCACTTTGCAGGGTGACGAAGGTTCTGAAAGTCTTATTTTCATGAAAGACGGTGTACCTTACAACAACCCTGCAAACAGTCTGAAACCGTTTACCGTATCAGAACTTCTGTCTCAACAGTTTGAACAGTTCGGTGTGCTTGACAAAGGTAGACAGGCTGGCGGTGCTGGAAGTTCCGGAGGCGGACAGGGTAACGGTAGCTTGCTTGATTTAAGCGGTTGCAAAACCAAAGTAGAGGCAAACAAGGTTGCGCAGGAGTATTTAGCTAAGAAAGGTTATACAAGCGAGTCGGAAGAGTATCAAACGGAGCTTGATAAAATTTGGGTTGAAAACAAGATCGCAGATTTGCCAACAGAATAACCAAAGAGGGGGTTAAACCCCTCACAATATAAACTTTAAAACAATAGATTTATGTCGTTAATTGCTACAAGAACACAGGAGTTCAGGTTAAAGAACCCTAACATTGACAAAAACATGGCTCGCATGACCGAATGGGGTGCGTATGACTTCTTTTTGTCTCAAACAAATGCGATGGACTCAATGCTTTCCGATGAAACTAAGCGTAGAGCGTTCGCCTCAATGGGAAGCGATATTAAGATTCCCGTAATTGATTACGATAAAAACGTAACAGTGTCAAACGCTCGCACATGCGTTATTGCAGATGCGGAGAATACTTCTTGTTTGATCGATGTAAGTTGGAAGACCTATGCTTTCGGTTTCACTATGACACCGAACATGTATTCAAACAACGAAATCGATTACCAACAGGACTGGAACAGAAAGCTACAAAAGCACATCCGTAAGTTCATGGATTCCGTTGATAAGGACGCTATTTCGGTTTTGGAGGCAAGCAAAACGCAAAAGTTCGGAAACTTGCTGTATTACAAACAATTAGGTAATGATGTGCAAGTGAAATTCACTCAGCGCAACGACATCCTCAGCGACTTGCACCCGATGTTCCGTGCAAACGACTATTCCGGTCAACTTCATATCATTGGCGACACTGGTGTAGACTCAATGTTGCGTAAACTGGAACAGCACGGTTTGTACAATGACGTTAACAAACAGTTGGAGTATGCAAACAAAGTGTTCCATTTCACCAACAACATGACTTTAGAGTCGGGAAACTTCGCTCAGATGTTTGCTGTTGAATCGGGCAACGTTGGTTTGTTGACCCGTGTAGACCGTGCAGCCTACAACAACACTAAGTCGGGCACGCATGAATTTGGAACGGTTGTTCTTCCTTATTTCGGTAAAGAGGTTGGAACACACTACTACGAATCAGTGGGCGATCAGTCAGGTATCGCAGGCGAAGCTACTGCCGATATGACTTGTGACGTTAAACATTACTACGGTTTCTCAGTTGATATTGCTTTCGTAGTAGCGTTTAACCCTAATCGTGCAGAAATCGCTAGCCCGATTATGAAGATCGAAGTAAACAAAGATAATGCAGAATTTGGAGGTACTCCCGTTTACATCACGAATGCGTCTCAAATCGGTGGAGGTTTTCCGGCTGGCGAATTATCGGTTAACCTTTCTAAAATCGGAGGTAGTCCGGTTGATGAATCTGCTTTGAAAGTAGATTTGGATAAAGTCAAAGGTACAGCTGTTTCGGTTACTGGTGGCGTAGTTGATGTTAAAGTCAATGCGCAGGATGCAAATCTTAATGTTGAGGTGAAGAACTCTGATAGCGCACCTGTACCAACAAAAGCTGTTGGCGGATAGTAACGAGAAAGTAAACTAAGTATTAACAAAGGGAGGGGGACAAAATCCCTTCCCTTTTTTAATTTATAACCATGTACAGATTAAAGGATATACAAAAAGAACTTGCCACGCTCGTAGGATGGCGGCAGTCGTACGATAGAGACGCTAAGATAGACGAAAGTTTAACGGTGTCCGATAGTGGTGTTATGTTTCAAGACGTTCACCCGCTTGTGACGCTAAGAAACATTGAATCTATTATGCCACTTGATTACTATTTACGTTATCCGGAGTATCGGGATACCGACACTTATAAGCCGGGTGACAAGGTAGTTTACGGCAAGGACGTGTTAACGCTTCGTCCGGACGTATGGGAGGCAATAACAGAGAATGTTGGTGTAGAGCCTTCCGATGGTGATAACTGGAAACGGTACAACCCACTAAGCGATTATTTGCGTGAATTGAACGAAAGAGCGATCACCAATACCGTTACTCGCTTCATCAATGAAAAGTTGATTGCAGGGGAAACAAAGACGCTTTTAGAGCGTACAAACTTCTTCGATGGTTCGGGGAAGATAAATAACGAGATTGACCCTACCGATAGTATTGTAGGATATGAAATATTGCCAGTTCGCTCTATGGGAGTAACAACTAAGATCGATAAGATAGGTTTGCAGTTTAACAAGCCGGGAAGGGTAAAACTTTACCTTATGCACACCTCACAGGTAGACCCGATTAAGACGTTTGATTTGAATTATACTAAAAATGGTTCTTACCAATGGTTCGATGTCGGAAGCGATGTGTTACTCCCTTATATGTCTGAGGAAACTTCACCCGGTGGCTTGTGGTACTTGTGTTACGATCAAAAAGAATTGCCGTTGGGGATGTATGCTATAAACGTCTCTAAGGACTTTTCACGTGACCCGTGCGGTACTTGTAATATCGGAAGCGTGCAGGAGTGGAGAGAGCTAACAAAGTATATCAGAGTGTCACCGTATAGAGTTGACTCTACGCAGTCGGAAGATGGCGTAAAGATGTGGAATATAGAAATGAACATGTATACGTCTGCAATCTGCTACGGTTTAAACGTTCAATTGTCGGTAGGATGTGATATAACTGACTTTATCATTCAGTCTAAGTATGCCTTCACGCATGCCGTTTCTTTGCAAATGGCTTCTTGTGTGCTGCGTGAACTGGCTTTAAACCCAAACGTCCGGCAAAACGCCAACCAATTGAATATCGACCGTGAAACACTATTGTACGAAGTTGACGGAAATTCACAAGGACGTGCGCAGGGTATCGGATACGAACTAAAGAAGGCTTTTGAGGCTCTTTCTATTGATACAAAGGGGATGGATAGAATATGCCTTTCTTGCCGGAACAACGGTATAAGATTTAAAGCAACATGATAAGCAAGTTAATAGATAAGTTTAAGAAGTTAGGTGGGGAACTCGAAACCGGAGAGATAGCAAAAAAGATTGTGCGTGACAATGATAATATACTTATTGATATGAACGCACAAAATCAGCTATACGCCAAGGGTGTTAACCGTTTGGGTGTTCGTATAGACGAATACCAACCCTACCGACCCTTAACTATACAAGTCAAAATAGAAAAGAGGCAACCGTATGACCGGGTGACGCTTAAAGACACAGGGGAGTTTTACGACTCTTTTTGTGTTGAGACGGCAGAAGATCGGTTTTACATAAAAGCCTCAGATGAAAAAACTAATTGGCTTATAAAAAAATACGGTGCTGAAATTTTCGGGTTAACAAATGATTCACTTGCTGAGTTTATTAACGATTATGTGAAGGACGAAGCATATAACAGAGTAAAGGAGATATTAAATGAACGATAGAGCTATAATTAGACCAAATGCGACACTTTTCGATAAAACGATAGCCGATGTACAGGTAAGCCTAACAAAATCGCTTAAATGGCTTAATTTCGCTTTCGGGAACGTGGTTAAATTGGTAGAGAGAAACGAGAGGGGGAAATTTGTTACCCCATCAGTGTATTTTAAGGGAAATGATTATTTGCGCTTAGAGCCGGACGATAAGCGGGGTAACGTTTGCTTTTTCTACATGCACGACTTACAAGATTACGAAGGGGGAGACTCTTTATCTGGCTTTGGCGATCTGAGGGGGACGGTTAGCATTATCTTTTGGTTCGATACCCGTAAAATCCCGGGTGCGGAATACTACAACGTGGAGTTTGTAAAGTCCGAAATACTAAGAGCCTTAACGCATGAGCTTTATCTGCCATCCGGTGATATACAGGTGAGAAAGATATTCCACGACGCCAACAACGTATACAAGGAGTTTTCTATACAAAAGACTGATAATCAATACTACGTTTATCCCTATGCGTGTTTGCGGTTTGAGTGTGATATTCGTTGCGAAGAAGGATGTTATTAAAGGGGGAGTTTCCCCCTTTTTTGTGTTAAATACATGTTAAAACTTAAAGTTTCGCTTGCAATATTAAATTAAGTCCTTATATTTGCAGTGTCAAACAACGAAAGACCCCACAATCTAACCAAGACGCAAAAAGATTGTTGAAAGATTAAGTTCGTAAGAGTAGAAAATAAGCAACGGTATCTACGAAGGGTTAAATGAAGGTTCGGTATCCGATTAAATGAAGCTATAAAGCCTAAATCTTTCGATGAATGACAAAGTAGTAACAATTAAAAAACAACAATTATGAAAAAAGATTTATTTATTCAGAGAACAGTTGAAAAATTTATTATGATTGAATTTGTTAAGGGCAACATGAATACTAAAGAGCAGGTAGATAGCATGATAGAATTAGTTCAAAGAAAATTAGACTTTCCATATAACGAAGCATGTGACTTTATAAGGAATGCTATCGGTATAAACGCTTAAATTAAAATATTAACAAGTGGGGGTAATACCCCACATTTAAAATAAAAATAAAATGAACGAATTAATTTCTATTAGAGAAAACAAAGGGAAACAAGTTGTTTCAGCACGTGAATTATACTTATCGCTTGGTTACGATAGTAGTAATTATTCAAGGTGGGTAAAGTCTAATATAATTGAAAACCCTTATTCTATTGAAGGTGAAGATTGGACTCCACTCGTCACAAATGACGAGCTTACTAATCAGAACGTTAACCCAACAAAAGATTATGCGATAACAATAGTTATGGCTAAAAAAATAGCAATGATGTCTAAAACCGAGATAGGAAATAAAATTAGGGACTATTTTATCGAATGTGAAAAGAAGTCACAACTATATATACCTAAAACTTATTCAGAGGCTTTAATGTTAGCAGCAAAACAAGCGGAGGAAATAGAGAATCAGCAAAAGCAGATTACAAGCATGAAGCCCAAAGCCGAATACTTCGATGAAGTGATAGACCGGAACGGACTAACAAATTTCAGAGATACAGCAAAGCTGTTAGGCGTGTCCGAAAAAGCACTTATCTTTCTTCTGATTGATAAGAAGTATATATACCGAGATCAGAAAGGAAAGTTGAAGCCAGTTGCAAGGTATGTTGGAAACTATTTGGAGTTGAAAGAATGGGCGAAAGGTGAAAAGGCAGGGACTCAAACACTGGTAACTGCAAAAGGTAGAGATCACTTTTTTAAAATTAATTAATAACGTAAAATTGTAATAACATGGAAAAGAAAGAATTAGGAGTAGGACAGTATGTAACAACTGGAACAGCGTTTATTAGAGGTGAATTTAAGCCGGAGAAAAAAAAGTTAGTTTTGTCCGAACAAAGGAAAGAGGCTATTTTGGAGTATCTGAAAGAGAGTGACGAGTCTCACAAACTGATATGCGATATAACCGGAGTTGAACGAAAGCAAGAAAAAGTATCTGCGGAACTCGAAAAGCTAAAAGAGAAATATTCGCATATGTGCGAGAGTTATGAAAATGAAAAACAGCAAAGAAATGATTTGCTTCGCAAATGCAGAGAGAAAACGGAAAAGATAATGAAGATGCAAACTACTTTAGAAGAGTCTTGCTCACATCACAACAATATGATGAATAGGATCAAAGATTTGTTGAAAGAGGTTGATATGCCATCTGTAAAACACACAATTGAGGCATTAAAGACTGAGAGGGCAAACGGAAAATTGTTGGCGGAGGATATCGAGTTATGCAGACGGGAGAATGACAGACTAAAACAAAGATACGATAATGTATGCAATGAAATTAAAGAGATCGAAAAGAATAGGGATAACCTATCAGATAACTATGATAGACTTATTGAAGATTATAACTGCTTAAACACACGTTATAATAATCAAAAGGAGTATATTGCAAAATATATAGAGGAAAACAAACGACTAATCGACAAAGTAGAAAAGCTAAAAGGAAGGTTAAACAGAGTAGCAAAGAATTACGGTGAGTTGATTAAGGCAATCAACGATAAAGCCATGAAATCAATTTAATATAAACGGTCCGGTGTAAAAGCCGGACTTAAAAAGGAGGTTAAAAATGCGTAGATTATCTATATCAGACAAAGGTATGTTTATTCCGGAAGAAGGGGAAATATTTTTTGCGGAAGTACCAAATAAGGGGATAGACCGGAGATTGAAAGCATTAGTGTCAAAAGACGATGATCCATGTATGAGATGTGTCTTTCACCGTGCGGAACTCGGTGCATTGTGTTGGAAGGTGCTGTGTCTTAAAGAAGATGTACAATGTACATTTAGGAGGGTGAGCGATGGGGAAATTTAAAAGCGTAGAACTATATGACACATTCATAATAGATCACCCTGTAACAGGGGAAACAATCAGAGTGCAAGCGATGGAAGGCAATAATGTAATATCATGCAGAGAATGCCTATTTAGACAAAAGGAGTTTAAAAAGATATGCCCGCTTATACGATGTGTAGACATGGCTACGGGAAAGTGTCAAACCTATAAACAAGTAAGGTTATGAAAAGATTAGATTTATCATGCCTGCCACTAAAATTAGATGTAGGAGAAGTTATGGAAGTTATAGACCATGAAGGGAAATACCACTTAATAAAGTGCGTACAGTCTAAAAATGGCGGTA